GTCTCTGTATCCTCAACTAAGAGCAATTATAGCATATTGCTATACGTTTGCAAGCCCAAAAAGTGCTCTAACCTTAAAGTTTTTGGGCAAAACAGGGGGGTTTTTGGGCGAGGCATTTTGCAGGCAGCGCACATAACGCCAATTATCATAACTAAAATGCATCTATGCTTTTGTAATTGATTGGAAATATTATGGCTAAAGATCGCGTAGAGGAGACCAGAAAAGAGCTCGCTCGCCGGGAGTTGGCGCGGCGGGATTTGATCGCGTTTGCGTGGTACACGTACCGGCGGTACCAGGCGGCGGGGGTGCATCGACTGCTGGCCGAGTACCTGGAGGAGGTCGAGCGGTTCGTCGCCAGCGGCGGCGAGGAGGGCATTGGGCGGCTGATGGTATTCATGCCTCCGCGTCACGGGAAATCTGAGCTGGTCTCCAAGCGCTTCCCGGCCTGGTTCCTGGGGCGGAACCCGGACAAGCGGGTGATCCTCTCGAGTTGCACGGGCTCGCTGGCGTACGATTTCTCCCGCGGGGTGCGGGAGATCGTGAAGGATACACCGTTCCAGGCGGTTTTCGGGGCGCGGAGCAGCCAGCAGGAGCCGGTGTTGCTCTCGACGGAAAGCCGGGCGGTGGACGCTTGGAATATCGAGGGTCACCGGGGCGGGCTGGTGGCGGCGGGCGTGGGCGGCTCGATCATTGGGCGGGGGGCGGACCTGGCCGTGATCGATGATCCGTTCAAGGACCGCAACGATGCGGAATCGCAGGCGACGCGGGACAAAGTAGATGCGTGGTATCGGAGCACGCTCTACACGCGACTGGAGGAGGCGGGGGCGATTGTGCTGATGCACCAGCGATGGCACAGCGACGACCTGGCGGGGCGCTTGATCCGGCGGATGCTGGAGGGCGGCGACCGGTGGGAGATCCTCTCGCTCCCGGCGCTGGCGGAGGAGTGGGCGCAGGAGGCTGAGGGGGAGCAGGGGAGCAGGGGAGCAGGGGAGCAGGATTTTGAGGAGATGGTGCGGAAGGCGGTGCGGCAGGGGTATTGGATCAGCCGCGATCCGCTGGGGCGGGAACCGGGCGAGGCGCTGTGGACGGGGAAGTTTGACCGGGAGGCGCTGGACGCGATCCGGGCCAACCTGGGCGGCTATGACTGGGACGCGCTTTATCAGCAGCGACCGCGCCAACTGGAAGGGGCGCTGATTAAGGCGAATGAGATTCCGATTGTGGACCAGGTGCCGCAGGGGCTGCGGCTGGCGCGGTACTGGGACCTGGCCGTGAGCGGGCGCGAGAGCGCGGATTACATCGTGGGCGCGAAGGTGGGGCGCTCCTCTGAGGGGCGGCTCTACATTCTAGATATAGCGCGTTTCCCGGGGCCGTGGGCGGACGCGAGGCCGCGGATGGTGGCGACGATGCAGCGCGACGGCGCCGAGGTGGAGCAGGGCATCGAGGTGAGCGGGCAGCAGGGCGGCTACTGCCAGGAGCTGCAGCGGGATGAGGCGCTGGCGGGCGTGCCGATCTCTGGCGTGGATCCGCGCAAGGTGGGCAACAAGGAAGTGCGGGCCAACGTGTGGGCCAGCCGGATCGAGGACGGGCTGGTGGCGATGGTGCGGGCGCCGTGGAACGATGATTTCATTGCTGAGGCACTGGCGTTCCCGCGGGGGCAGCACGACGATCAGGTGGACGCGGTGAGCGGGGCGGTGCAGATGCTCCCGGCGGTGGTGGCCTTCTCTGACGTGCCGCAGGCTCCCGATACGCCGAGCCGGTGGGATGCGTTTGGGGAGATCGGCGGGGCGGGATTCAGTGAGATGGCGCGGGAGCGGCAGGGAGTGGGGGTTAGGGGTTAGGAAGTAGGGAGTAAGGAGTAGGGATGGCACGGACATTGCTGACTCAAGAAGAGGTTGACAATTTGCCCCATCGCTCACGGGTGATGATTTGCTGGTCTGGGGGCAACGGGCCTTTTAAGTACGCGATCACACATCGGAATGGACGCACGTACACGCTTAAAGAGCGGGCGGATGGCAGCGAGGGTTGCGGTCACGTGGTCGAATTTGTAGGCGATAGGCCGTACAACACGCAAGTCTGGTTGCCGGAGGATGAATAATGGTACGGATACCGCTGACGATGAATGAGGTCGGAAGGACGGGGCTGCTGGAGTTTGCGGGGCAGGTCTCCGAGTCTTATACATCAAAATTGGAGTGGCCCGCAGCGTATGATGTGTATGATGAGATGCGCAGGCGCGATCCGACGATCCGAACGATGTGGAACGCGCTGGTGATGCTTTCTCGCACCGCCCAGTGGTACTTCGAGCCGGAGAGTGAGAGCGCGGAGGACCGGGCGGCGGCGGATTTTCTGGACGATTGTCTGCACGATATGAGCCATACGCCCGCCGACGCCATCGAGGACGCGCTGACGTGCGTGATGTTCGGCTGGTCCTGGCTGGAGATCTGCTACAAGCGGCGCGAGGAGCGCGAGGGTTATATCGGCTGGCGGAAGTGGGCCGTGCGCCGGCAGAGTTCCTTCCACAAGTGGCAGTTCGACGAGACCGGCGGGCTCCAGGCGCTGGTGCAGCGCCCGGCGCCGGACTACGAGGAGATCACGATCCCGATCCAGAAGAGCCTCCATTTCACGTTCCAGCGGGACGGGGGGAATCCGGAGGGGCTGGCGCTGCTGGAATCGCTCTATGAGACCTGGTATTACTTGAAAAATCTGCAGATCATCAACGGTATCGGCTGGCAGCGGTCGTTCGTGGGGCTGCCGACTTTCGAGTTCGAGGAGAAGCCGAGCAGCGAGGATCAGAGCCAGGTCGAGAGCGTGGGCCAGGCGCTCTCGGTGGACGCGAAACAATACGTGAGCGTGCCGAGCGGCGTGAATTTCTCTTTGACCAGCGTGAGCAACACCAACGCCGAGGCGCTGCTGAATACGATCCGGTACTATCGCCTGCTGATGTTGCAGACGATGCTGGCCGATTTTATCAACCTGGGCACGGGCCAGACGGGCTCGTGGGCATTGGGGAGCGATAAGAGCCAGTTGTTTTTGATGGCCACGGACGGGACGCTGGACCGGCTGGCGAGCGTGGTCAACCGCTTCGCAGTGCCGAGGCTGCTGGCGTATAACCCGCAGATCAAGGGCCGGGCGCGGCTGACGCATACGAAAGTAGAAAAACCCGCGCTGGGGCAATTGGGCAACTGGCTGCAGCAGGTGGGCGACTTGCTGACGTGGACGCCGGAGGATGAGAATTGGATCAGGAAAAGAACCGGAATGCCAACGGCGGGAGTAGGGAGTAGGGAGTATGGAGTAGGCGAGCAGGAGAGCGTGGAGGATGAGGATGAGGAGGGGCTGGCGGAGTTTGCGGAGCAGGGGCGGCGGAAGCAGCGGGCGCGGATTGAGAATGAGTTAGGCGACGATTTACGCCAGTTCCTGGACGAGCAGCAGGAGCGCGTGGTTGAGGCGGTGGAGCGGGACCGGGACGTGGCGGACGACGACGCGTTCTGGCAGGAGGAGAGCGCGCGGCTGCGGAAGGAGTTCCTGGGGCGGCTGGTGCAGGCTGTGCAGCGCCTGATCTCGATGGCGACGGACGACGTGGAGGAGGAAGTCGGCGGCGGGGTCGATTGGGCCGGGGTGAATGAGGAAGCGGCAGCCTGGGCGCGGCAGTACGCGGGCGAGTTGATCAGTAACGTGACGATGACGACGCGCAACGCGGTCCGGGAGGCGGTGGCCTCGTGGATCGAGACGGGCGCGGAGTTGGATGAGTTGACGCGGACGCTGGCGCCGGTGTTCGGGCCGCGGCGAGCGGAGTTGATCGCCAGCACGGAGGTCACGCGCGCATTTGACGAGGCGAATGACATCACGCGCCAGCGGATCGGGCTGCCGAGGACGCGCTACAAGGCGCCCGCACACCCGCGCTGTCGGTGTTCCACGCACCCGATGCTCCTGGACAATGGAGACTGGGTGATCGTGTGGTACACGGCCCGAGACGAGCGGGTCTGTAAACGCCCGCTTTCGACGCCGTGGGGCCGGGTGAACGGGTGCGGTGAGTTGCACAAGATGATCGTGGGTGCGGAGAAGAAGAAATACCTGGGCAAGAAATTGAGTGAAGTGCAATGACCGAGATTACAAATCTGGAGGAGTTCCAGCGGGAGTTGGAGCGGCTGCGGGAGGCATTGGAGCAGGAGGCGACCGGCGGGCTGCGGGACGATCTGCGGGATACGGTTCACAGGGCCTTGCTGCTCCTGGGCACGTACGCGGCGGATTATCCACCGGCGCCGCAGGGCAGCAGTTACCGCCGGACGCGGACGCTGGGCCGGGCCTGGACATCGGCGCAGCCGCGGGTGACGGTGAGCGGGCACGTGCTCGAGGCGCGGATTGAGAACGCGATACCGTACGCGCGTAAGGTGCAGAAGGAAGGCGAGCAGAGGCCAGTGCATCGCGGCAGGTGGCAGACGACCGAGGACGTGGTGCGCGAGCACGTGAGCGAGATCGAGCCGATGATGGCGCAGGTGGGGCTGGATGTAGTGGAGAGGGTAGCCGATGCGGTGTAAGGGCAGAAGTAGGGAGTATGGAGTAGGAAGTAGATCCATCCTTCAGCAGGTCAGGATGGCTAGACAGGGAGAAATTGATGCCGTACGGTGAGTGGGACGAGGTAAATGAGGCGATCAGAGGAATCGAGCCAAGGGTAAGCCTGGAGCAGGCGAACGTGATCGCGGGGTGGGCCGATGCGATGGAGGAGGCGGAGGACGGGCCAGAGAATCCCTGGGCGGCGGCTATTGCGCGGTTCAAGGATCTGTACGAGGTCGAGGATGGGCGCTGGGTGAAGAAGTCCCTCGGGCAGGATGCCGAGGCCGGGGAGTTCCTCTTCGCCGAGGCGTACCTCCAGGAGGGCGAGCCGGTCGAGTTCCTGCGGGTAGGCGTGTTCACGGACGCCCACGGGCGCGAGGTGGAGGTGACGCGCGAGGACCTGGCGGCGCTGGTGGCGAACTTCGAGGCTGGCGCGGCGGGTCAGGACGTGCCGATTGACGTCGATCACGAAAAAGGCGAGGCCGCGGGCTGGGTGACGGAGGTTTGGCGGCGCGGCGACCGGCTGCTGGCGCGGGTGGACTGGAACTCGCTGGGCGAGGAGCTGGTCGGGGAGCGCGTGTACCGGTACCTGAGCGCGACGATTGACACGGCGCGGCAGGTGTTGAAGTCGATTTCATTGGTCAATTTCCCGGCGGTGAAGGGTTTGCAGCCGGTGGAGCTGGCCGAGGGAGGTTATACGATGAAGTTAGAGCAAAGTTTGGTTGAGCGCATCGTCAGCGCCGTGCGCGGCGTGTTCGAGCAGGTTGAGGCGGGCGAAGAGGATGCGGAGGAAGAGGTCCTGGATCAGCAGGCAAGTAACGAAGAGGAGGAGGCTATGAACGAGGATGAACTGAGGGAGCAAATCCGCGAGGAGGTGCTGGCGGAACTGGAGGAGGAGGAGCGCACCCGCGCAGAACTGCGTGAGCAGGTGCGGGAAGAGGTGGAGGCTGCCTTCCTGGCCGAGCGCGAGACGGTCGCCGACCTGACGGAATTCGCCGAGGGGATCAGCCTGGCGGCGGAGCCGGAGACGGTGGCGGAGCTGATGGCGCGGATGGATGAGGAGGAGCGCGAGGCCTGGCAGGAGGTGCTGGAGGCGGGATACGTGGATCTCTCTGAGCGTGGCAGCAGCCGCGAGGGGCAGGGCGGTGCTCAGGAGTTGTCGGCAGGGATGCGCAAGCACCTGGAAAGCTGGCTGGAGGCCGGGCACGACCTTGAGGAGTTCTTCGAGATCAACGCGGCCGAGCTCGGCGAGATGAGCGAGTACGATCTGACGGAGTTTGAGGATCGGGAGTAGGGCCATCCTTCGACAGGCTCAGGATGGCTAGGTAGGGAGTAAGTAGTAGAGACTAGGGAGGAATAACGATGGCTGATTTGACAGGCAACGCGCCCTTGCGCATCTGGGGCGAGGCGTACGTAGAAACTTTTCATCTGAGCAGCTCGGCGGCGCAGACGATCTACAAGGGCCACCCGATGCTGATCAACCAGGGCAAGGATACGACCAAGCTCTGGCACTGGGACGATGGGGACGAGGCGGTGGCGGCGACTGATGTTTTCGTGGGAATCGCAGCCGAGGAGAAGAGCATCTCCTCCGGGGATTCCGAGAGCGACATCGACAGCGAGATCGAGGTTTACGTCCAGCCGACTATCATCGGATTCAAGAGCTCGGTATTCGACAACGCCGATCTGGGCAAGACGGTGTATATGAGCGACAGCGACACGCTGAGCGAGACGGCGGCGGACAACCCGGAGATTGGAAAGTTGCACCGGGTGCGTGATGGCTACGCATACGTGCGACTGAGCACGCCGAACGTCTGCTCTGGCGCGTAGGCCGGGGAGTAAGAAGTAAGGGATAAGGAGAGAAGGATATGTTGACAGGTAACGTTCCGAAGCATTTGACGGTCGGGGTGAAAACCGGCTTTCTGAGCGCATTCAAGGATGCGCCTCAGACGTGGCGGCGCATCGCGCAGATGGTGCAGATGGATCGCGGGGAGATGGACGTGGTGGACCTTGGCGCGGCTCCAATGCCGACCAAGAACCCGCAGGTGGTGCAGGACTACATCGAGAAGAGCATCACGGTCAAACCGCAGGACTGGTATATGACGGTCTGGATCAGCCAGAACGCCATCGACGATGACCAGACTGGCTCGCTGGAGCGTAAGGCGCGCCAGGCCGGGCGCAACTTCGACAAGCACATCAACAACCGTGTCTTCACGGTGTTGAACGGCGGGGACAGCGCGACGTATGGGCTCTGCTACGACGGTCAGCACTTCTTCGACAACGACCACGTGGACGAGGGTGCCCACTACCAGACAAACCAGGACAACGAGTTCACGCTGGCGCTCTCGCTGGATAACTTCGAGACGGTCGAGGTGGCGGCGCAGAAATTCGTGGACGATCAGGGCGAGCACGTCAACTACAACCACGACCTTCTGGTCTGCGCGCCGGACCTGAAGCGGACCGCGTTCCAGATCGTCGGTAACCCCAAAGCATACGATACCGCCAACAATGAGAAAAACCCGTACAGCGGCGATTACGATCTGCTGCCCTCTCCGCAGTTGGACAGCACGGCGTGGTATCTTGTCGCCAGCAGCGAGGAGATCAAACCGATCCTGGTCGTGATGCGCAAATCGCCGACACTGAACGCGATGTGGTTCGATCCGCAGCAGGAAGAGGGTGGGATCTACTACTGGCAGTGGCACGCGCGCTACGAGATGTATTACGCCGACTGGCGCCTGGCGGCGCAGGGCAACACGTAGGCGCGATGAAAATCTTCGCCTACTGCACGTACAGCGCGAGGCTGGCGGTGGGGGCGGCGGTTGGCGTGAGGCCGCTCACATCGCCGCCGATGCGGGCCTCTGAATTCGATCCGCAGTGGCTGGAGGGATATGACCTTTTGTACTTCCGGCTGCACGGCAAGCCGCACAGCCCGGCCTGGTACGGCGACGAGCATATGGCGTTGACGCCGATCCAGGTGAGCGTGGCGGATCTGGATGGGGCGGTGGTGGTGGCGGCCAACTGCTACGGGGCGGAGAATGCACAGATGGTAGAGGCGTTCTACCGCTCCGGGGCGCGGGCCGTCATCGCCGGACCGGGCGAGAATCTGGCGGCGGTGAGGCGGGTAGTGGGCACGGATCTGCTAGTGCAGTGGGTGATACGGCTGATGAAGCTGGGCGCGGGCGTGGAGCGGGCGTTGCAGGCGGCGCGCTGGCGGTTGCGGCTGACGGGCTGGCGGGCGAGCGATCGCGACGCGGCTCAGTTTGCGGTGGTAGGTAGGGAGTATGGAGTAGGGAGTAAGGAGGTGGGTGATGAAAACGTGGCATAGGGTTGCGATTGCGATTTTAGTAACGGCGCTGGCAGTTGCTGGCGTGGTGATGTACCTGGAGACGCAGACGGAGTACCAGGTGATGAGCGTGAGCGGCTATCTGTTCGCGGTGGAGGATGGGACCGGGACGGATCAGTTCACGATCGCGGACGGTGGGACGGTTGACGTGCAGGGCAACAAGATCGACCTGGACGCCGACGCGGATACGAGCCTCACGGCCGACACGGACGACGAGGTGGACTTCGAGATCGGCGGTCAAGATGCAGTCGAGTTTACGGCATCGGACGCAACATTCCAGGTAGACGTGTACCAGCAGACGCCTTCGCTGGCGAAGACGAGCGACTATACCGCAACGCAGGGCGAGTCTGGTGCATTGCTGAGCAATGCCGGGGCTTCGGGGGCAATACAACTGACGCTGCCTGCGGCGACGCCGGGGCTCAACTACTGCATCTTCGTGGCGGAGGCTTATACGATCACAGTGGACGTCGATGATGCCGATCAAATCCTCGACCTGACCAACTCGACAGGCGACGCGATCCAGAATACGGGTACGGTCGGCGATTCCGTCTGTGTCGTGGCGTTGGACACGGCAGAATGGGCCAATATGCAAGAGATTGGAACTTGGTCCGACGTAGACTAGGAGGCGCAAATGGCGAAGCGATATAACGTCAAGGTGCGGGAGGATCATCGCTGGGCGCGCGTGCGCGTCGCGGGGCGTGAGTTCACGAAAAGCGGCGCGGTGATGGCCGAGGGACACATCAACGAGGAGATGCGCAACTCGACGCTGCTGACTATCGAGGAGATGGACGCGCCGGAGCCGGAGGCGGTGGACGCGACCAACGCGGCCCGCGAGCTGGCGGAGGAGCACGACGTCGTGCTGGCGGCCCTGGTGCCGGGCAGCGGTGAGGAGGGCCGGGTGCTGGTGGGCGATGTGGAGGAGGCGCTAGATGATCACGACTGAGAAGATCGCGGTAGAAACGACCGGCAGCGATGGCTCGGCGTCCGGCTCGCAGGCTAGCGCGCGGGCGCTGGTGGGCGAGGTGGTGGCGATCTATGTGGATTGGAACGGCAGCGCCCCGGCAACCAGCGACATTGATGTGGTATGTGAGAGCGACGACGATCATCCGGAGGTTACGCTGGTCGACAAAGATGATTCAGCGACGGATGCCTGGTTCTATCCGACCATCGAGGAGACAGACACGGGCGGGACGGGGCGGAGCACATACCGTCCGATTCCTATCAGTGGAACGGTGAAGGTAAGCGTGGCGCAGTGCAATGCGTTTGACACGGCGGTGACGGTTTACGTCTACGTGAGGCAGTGATATGGCAATCGGATCCAACTCCTACGGCAGCGTAGACGAGGTAGAGGCACTGACACTGCGCTACACGGATAACGGCAGTTACGACGCGGACACGCGGCCGACGCTGACGCAGGTAGAGAAATTCATCGACAGAGTGAGCGGCATCTTGAACGTGCTGCTGGCGCAAGCGGGGTTCGAGGTGCCAGTGAGCCAGGCTGACGCCAAGCTGGCCCTGGACGACTTCGCGGTCGACCAGGCCGCGCAGCTCTGTCACGCTGCCAACGGCGCCGGGCCATATGCGCCGGGCAGCACGGAGTTGCGCGGGCGGCGGGCACGGTCAGCCATCATCGAGGAGGCGGAGGCATTCATCGCCTCGCACGCGGCGGGCTTCGAGGCGCTGGGCGCAACGAGGGATCGGCATCTGACGGACGGGCTGGCGTGCCGCACGGAGGATGACGATGGAGACGAATTGGTGCCATTCTTCGACCGGGCGCAGATGGGCAACAAGATCGTGGATTGGGATACGGGATGAGCCGCTGCATCTGCGTGCTGGGCACGGGCCGGAGCGGGACCTCGGCGACGGCGGGGGTGCTGCATAAGCTGGGCGTGCCGATGGGCGAGCCGTTCGTGGGAGCGGATGGCAATAATCCCTGGGGCACCTTCGAGGACGCGCGGCTGATGACGCTGACGCGGTGGGTGATCGCGGGTACAGATCCAGTGGAGGCGTTCAAGCCGATCTGGCAGGCGCTGAGCGAGCAGCCGCTGTGGGGATTCAAAATCCCGCCCTTCGTGAAGATCGCGCATCAGGCGTTGCCGCTGCTGCAGGAGCTGGCTGAAGTGCGGCTGGTGATCGCGGTGCGACCACGGGAGGCGTGCATCGCCTCGTACCGGCGGGCGTATGGCGTGGGGCGCGACCAGGCGAAGTTCTGGTTTGAGGAGCGGTATCGGATGCTGGGTATGCTCTCGCTGCGGCTGGAGGTTCCGACGCTCTATCTGTGGTGGCCGCGGACGCTGCGTGAGCCGATGGGAGCAGCGCAGCGGCTGGCATACCACGCCTTCGAGGGAATGAATAGGCCGGGCTGGGATGTGATCCAGGAGGCGGCGGGGCATATACGGCAGGGAGTGAGGGATGAGTGACAGCGCGATCCAGGGCTACATCCAGGGCTTGATCCAGGCGGACAGCAACTTTGACGATGCGGACGTGACGCTGGGCGATTTCCGCGTCCTGGACCGAGGGAGCGCGCCGTATGCGGTGGTGCTGCCGGGGGAGATCATCTCGGCGGAGCGGTCGGGCGACTGGTCGCAGGTGGCCTTCGTCTGGGAGCACACGGTGGAGGTTTTCGAGCGTTTTATCGATGATTCCTACGCCGATTTCTCCACGGCGCGTCAGGCGGTGCTAGATGCGATTGGCGAGAATCCGACGCTGGGCGGACAGAGCGAGATCAGCCAGGCCCACATTAGCGGTGGGACAAAGCCGCTGTATCTCTACTCCGATGACGGCGGGGATGTGCCGCAGTTCGTCTTTTCCCGCGTCACGGTGCGCTGCGTGGAGGAGGTCGTTTACGATGGCAGCGGGGAGTTCGCGTGATTCGAGCGTGCGTGATCGTCTACAACGAGGAGGATATGCTGCCGGGCTGTCTGGAGAGCCTGCAGAGGCCGTTCGTGGACGAGATCGTGGTGGTCGACGGCGCTTACGCCGATTTTCCGCACAGAGTGGTCTTCTCAGACGATGCTACGCAGGAGATCGCCGAAACTTACGGTGTTTTGTGGATTCCCGCGCCTGAGCGTGGCTCTAGGCGGCGCTGCTGGCGCGATGAGGTGGAGAAACGGAATGCTTATCTCATTGGGAACGAGGGAGATTGGTATTTTCAAATCGATGCGGATGAAAGGTTGCTGGGGGAGTTGCCCGATCTCGAGCACGGGCGGGTGTATGCGCTGCGAATTCAGAGACGGGGTGGCGGATGGTCGTGGGTGCCGCGCATCTTTCAACACCTCGGCCATACGCGCTACTACGGCGCGCATCACCATCTCTGGCGTGACGAGACGTTGATCTGGCACGAGGACTGGGTGCGGGTGGCGCGGGAGCAGGCGTATTTGTTGCACCTGAGCCATTTGCGGAGCGTAGAGCGGCAGCGAGCCAAGCGAGCCTGGCTGCCGGGGAAGAGGAGACGTGAGCGAGATTACCGACGCGCACAAGGCATTTGAGTGGATCGGGCGCGAGGGCGAGTACCTGATGGGCGTCCCCGCGCGGGACCTGTACCCGCGGGACCTGATGGAGGTCGAGGAGCGGGAGGGGATCACGCAGGAGGAGATCGCCCAATCGGGGTTGTACGCGCCGGTCAACCTGGCGGAGGTGGAGCCTTTCTGTGGCGCGCCGCTCGAGGACGGCGGGAACTGCCGGGAACCGGTGGCGGCCTGGGGGCTGCGCTGCGAGGAGCACGGCGCGCTGACGCAGATCACGGGCATCGGGCCGGAGACGGCGGCGTGTTTGCGGGAGCGCGACATCGGCACGGCCTGGGACCTGGCGGGGATGACGGACGTGCGCCTGGAGGAGATGGCGGACACGATCCCGCGTGTGAGCGCGCGGCAGATGCGAGATTGGCGCGGGCAGGCGCGGGCGATCAGCCGAGAGGCAGAGGTAGAGCAGAGATTGGAGGAGTAAGATGGGATTAGAGGCTTTTCGAAAGATTCAGGTGAGCAACGCTGAGGACACGCCGGGGACGACCGAGGTGGCGACGGAGATTCTGCTGGGCACGATGAGCACCTGGGAGGATGAGTACGAGCTCCACCGGCCGGAGGAGGAGCGGAACTCGCTGGCGCAGTACTTTGAGGATGACGAGTTCGTGAGCGAGAAGGCCGTGGCCACGTGGACGGGGGATCTGAATTTCCGCCACATCCTGTGGGCGCTGCTGATGAGCATCAGAGGCAACATCACGCCGACGCAGCCGGACGCGACCAACGAGCCGAATGCGTACAAATGGACGATAGCACCGGCGGTGACGAGCGCCAACACGCCGGATCAGGCCAACGGCATCGACACATTTACGTTTGAATACGGCGACAACACGCAGGCCTGGGAGATGGCCTACTGTTTCGGCGCCAACCTGGAGATCAGCGGGGCGCCGAACGAGGTTTGTCAGTTTAGCCTCGACATCGTGGGCGACAAGAAGACGGACATATCGTTCACGGGCGGGTTGAGCGTGCAGAGCGTGCAGCGCGCGCCGTTCAACCTGGCGAAATTCTACATCGATGACAGCGGTGGCACGATGGGCAGCACGCAGAAGACGGGTCTGCTGCGCGGATTCACCTGGACGCTGAACACGAGGTTCGCAGCGTTCTACACCGCCGACGGGGATTTGAGCTATGGCTCTGTGACGGAAAGCCCGAAGGCGGTGGAGCTCTCGCTGACCTACCGGTACAACAGTGACGCCGACACGGAGGAAGGGCACTACAAGAGCCGCAGCACGCGCCTGATGCGCATCGAGCTCAATGGACAGACGGAGCTCGACAGCGGGCAGGACAACCCGCCGTATTTGCAGCTTGACCAGGCGGTGCGATACGAGGCCTGGCCGTCCTGGGGTGAGGACGAGGGCGCCAGCACATTCGAGGTGACGGCGTACAGCGTGTACAACAGCTCCTACGCGAAGTTGTTTGAGGTGGCGCTGCTGAATAGCCTGAGTGCGTTGCCGACGTAGAACGGCTGGAGTAGGGCCATCCTTCGACAGGCTCAGGATGGCTAGGTAGGAAGTAGGGAGTAGGGCCATCCTTCGACAGGCTCAGGATGGCTAGTAGATTCTCTGAGAGGCACGTAGAGAGCGGAAAGGGGAGATTATGCCAAGGTTTGTGGATGATTCGCAGAGGAAGACGATACAAGCGCCCTGGTGGGGCGAAAAAGAGACCTGCACGATCAAGAAATTCGCCTACGGCGACCGGCAGTGGCTGGCCGGGCAGACGGTGGCGATGGGGATGAAACCGGGCGCGTCCGAGGAGGACGCAGTGGCCGACTTCCAGATCGACCGGATGAATCTGGCGATTCTGGAGCGGGGTATTGTGGCCTGGACGGACGAGGAGGGCGAGCCGATCCGGGTGACGCGCCAGGCCATCGAGCAATTGACGGAGCAAGACGCGGACTTCATCCTCTCGGCGATCAACGACTTGAACCCGCGCCGCCAGCGGACGGAGGACGAGCAGGAATCCTTTCGAGGTCGATCTGGAGACGGCGCTACGAAGGAATAGCGCGCTGCCGCTGGACCCGGACATCGTGGTGTGCCTGGAGCTGGGCTGGACGTGGGAGGAGCTAATGCGCACGCCAGCCTGGGTGGTGCGCGACATCAAGGCGTATTTGCAGAAGCGGTCCATCGTGCAGCGGGAGCGGCGGAAGGCGCGAGAGGCACGGACGAGGATGGGATAGGGAGTAGGGAGTAGGGAGTAGGGCCTGGTCACCCCTCGGCTTTGCTAGTGCAAGCGAAGGATGACCAGGCGGTGGGGTTAGGCGAGGATGGAGACCTTCATCTCTTCGCGGAGGTGCTCGATGGTATCCGGCGGCAGGTAGGAGAGGGCGGTGGCGAGGATGGAGGCGAGCTCGAAGGAATCGGAGAGGGATTGGATCTGGCTCAGTTGAGCTTCAGTTTCGACCGCGCGGTCGGTGTAGGTGTAGAGGGCGCGGGCGATGAGGTCGCACTCGTGAGCAGTGAGCTCGACGGTGACGAGGCTCGGATCGATGCTACGGGTCTTCACTTGGTATCTCCTTTACTCGATGGCGCGAGCCCGCGGCTTTCGCGCTTCCGGGAGATACCAACTCGACGGGGCGCATTCCACCACGGGCTCACAGGTGAATTGTATGCGATTGTACCAGAAACGCAAAAACGCCCCTGCCGATGAGTTGGTATCTCAGTATCGAAATTATACCACATCAGGCTTTGACTGTGGGAACCAATTTGGTAACTGGAGTAAACAGTTTTCTTTGAGGAGTAGCGGATGGCAAGCCAGGCAGCACTAGAGATAATTTTGCAGGCACGGGATGAGGCCAGCGGCGCGCTGGAGCAGGCCAGCGGCGCGCTGGGCAACCTGGGCGGCGTGGCGGGCAAGGTGGCGGTGGGTGGCCTGGCGGCCGCCGGTGCCGCGGTGGCCGCCGTGGCGGGGAAGGCTTTCAGCTTCTCGCAGACGACGGACCAGGCGATGAATCGCTTCCAGGCGCAGGTCGGCGCCAGCGCTGAGGAGATGGCTGACTTCCGCACGCAGGCGCTGGATGTCTTCGAGAGCGGCTGGGGCGAGAACGTGGAGGGCATCGCCGACGCGATGGCCAACGTGAACCAGGTACTGGGCGAGCAGGGCGACGCGCTGGAGGAGAGCACGCGCCGGGCGATGGTGCTGCGGGATACCTTCGGCGTCGAGGTGGCCGAGGGTGCGAGCATCGCCGGGGCGGCGGTGAAATCTGGCCTGGTCGAGAACTCGGAAGCCGCCTTCGACCTGATCACCAAGGGCTTTCAGGAGGGCCTCAACCAGGCGGGCGACTTCGGCGACACGGTGCGCGAGTACAGCTCAGACTTCGAGCGGCTGGGCTTCACGGCCGAGGAGGCGCTGGGGGCGCTCAACGCCGGGCTGGACCAGGGGGCCTATAACACCGACGTGGTGGCCGACGGCGTCCGCGAGTTCGGCATCCGCTTCGGCGCGGCGGAGGAGAGCGCGGTGCAGGCATTGGACTCGATTGGCATCAATAGCGAGGAGCTCTACGCCAAATACGAGGCCGGGGAGATCACCGTCGCTGATGCGATGGAGACGATCACCGGCGCGCTGGGCGACGTGGACAGCGAGACGCTGAAAGCGCAGGCCGGGGCGGCGCTTTTTGGGAGCAAATGGGAGGACGTGGGCGGCGATGTGTTCCTGGCGGCAGGCCAGGCCCAGGACGCTATCGAGAATATGAGTGGTGCCACGGACGCGGCGGGCCAGGCGATGGAGAAGGGCATCGGCCCGGCGCTGGAGCGCCTGTGGCGTACGGTACAGACGAATCTGGCGCCGCTGGGCGATATGATGGGCGAGGCGGTTGATCAGGCTATACCGCATATTGAATCATTGAGCGTTTGGCTCTCCGAGAAAATACCACAGGCGATTGATACGCTTGTTTCGTTCTGGGGAGAGCGACTACTTCCGGCATTACAGGTTGTTTGGGGGTGGGTACGCGAGAATGTCTTCCCGGTTGCACAGCGCCTCCGCTCCTGGCTCTCCGAGAAAATACCACAAGCGATTGATACGCTTGTTTCTTTCTGGGAAGAGCGGCTACTTCCGGCATTACAGGCTGCTTGGGGGTGGGTACGCGAGAATGTCTTCCCGGTTGCGGAGGATTTGAGAAGTTGGCTGGCCGGGAAAATCCCAGAAGCCGTGAGTGTATTGAATGAATGGTGGGGCAAGATGACCCTCACGCTTCGTGAAAAAATCGGCATTGCACGCGCTTACCTCTCCTGGTTCTCTAATCTGGCAGATGAGCACCTTGGTAATGTAGTTGATTGGTTGCGCAATAACATCCCGGCAGCAGCACGCGAGGCTAAGGATGCTGTGGCGGATTTCGGGCGCGGATTCCGCGACGGAATGGGGCGAGATGTGAGGCAAACGCTTGGTGAGCTAAGGTTGATTCAGCGCGACACATTCAACGACTTGTTGGAATCATTGCGAGATTTAGGCCAAGCGCTGGGATTAACCAGTGATGATATGGAGCCTATTAAGGCGGACTTCAGGATCGCGGGTCAATTCGTGGGGAAGGCTGTGGAAGCGTTCCTAAAATTGAGTGGGATTTTGATGAGATTATCTCTGAAACCACTAGAGTTGCTGGTAGATTTCACCACACAATTGATCGAGGATTTGAAAGATTTGCCGGACGCGGTGCGATTCTTTAGCGATGCCTTCCAGGAAGGGCTTAATAGTATCGCCGATGCTGTCCCAGATTGGCTGGTCCCGGGCAGCCCGACGCCCTTCGAGGTCGGACTGCGCGGCGTGGGCGATGCAATCGGCAATCTGCCGGATCTGAGCGCCTCGCTGAGTGTGCAGGGGGCGCAGCCGCAGATGGCGATGGCGGGCGCGGGTGGCGGCGGCGGGGGCGTGTGCTACGAAATCCACAATCACTTTGGTAGTGGCTCCGTGCGCAGCTACGATGACATCGAGGAGATCGCGCGGCGACAGGAGGAGATCCTGAATATCCGCGGCGTGAGGAGCTGGGAGGTATAGATGGTGCTCAATCCAATCACGATCACGGCGGCGGACGTGCAGCTCGGGCCGCTGACGATTATGGTGCTTCGTCCGGCCCAAGAGGAGATCACGACGACGGACCCGGAGACGGGCGAGGAGTACGTGGCCCAGGAGGCCCGACCGGCGCTACTGAGATTCAAGCGCACCTATCGTATGGTGGATGAGGCGGGCGAGATCGTGCGGGAGCTACCGGCGCGGGAGATCAAGCGGGATGTCCCGCTGGACCAGATACCGGCCGATATTCGGCAGGCGCTGGTGGCTATCGACGGCTGGACGCGCACGGAGGCACGCGAGGACGCGGGGCTGATTGAGAGCGGGGAGCAAGCATAATGGCAGGACTGACCATCACAGTCGGGGGCAACGACATCACGGATTACGTCGACGTCGAGAGCATCGTCATTGAGGAGGTGGGCACGGAGATCGTGGCCACCTGCTCGTTCAACGTGCGCGACCACACGGGCACCGTCTCCATCGCGGCGAAGGATGCCGTCGACATAGACGATGATGGCACGACGATCTTCGCGGGCGAGGTGGCAAAAACGGACGACGGACAGGAGGGCGTCGCGAAAACGTGGCGTGTGACGTGCCACGATTACAACATTCTCCTGGATGAGACCGTGGTCGAGAGCGAGAGTCTCTCGGCGGGCACCTCAGACGCGGCGTTCCTGAACTCGCTCTTCACCAGCTACCGCAGCGACATCGACGCCAGCACGCACGTCTCCACGCTCGATGCGTCGATGGAGGCGGTTGATTACGCAGGTATGAGCCTGCGAGAGATATTGGACGACCTGGCTTCCCGCACCGGGGCGAGGTACTACGTCGACTACGACAAATACCTTCATTGGTTCGACACCGAGGCCAATAACGCCAGCTTCGGGCTGTCCACCTCGCCCGACTTCGCGACCACGTTCCCCTTCGGGGGATTCAAGCGCATCCGGTACGGCTCGAAGCTCGCTGAGAAGGTCTACGTGCTGGGCAAAGAGGTCAGCGGCTGGTATCCGGCCGGGACGCCGAGCTACGATGGCAGCGAGCGGCACGCCGTGAGCCGCGACCAGCGGATCACGACCAGCCAGGGCGTCACCGACCGCGGAAAGGCAATCTATGATAGCTACAGCTCGGCGCGCGTTTCGTACGAGCTGTGGACGGAGGAGGATGGGCTGCGGGCCGGGCAACAGGTAGATCTGGTCAATGAGGTATACGGCATCAACGATTCCTTCTACATTCGACGCGTGCGCGTGAAAGTGCTGGGACGGGATGGGGAAAAGCGGCGTTATCACCTGCTGCTGAACGACGAGCCGCCGGAGCCAAGCCGCACGGCGCGCCAACAGCAGATCCAGGTGACGCGGCTGGAGACGGAGATCAACTCAGTCGGAGATACGGTCTTCGACACCGACGCGCCCGCCGCGCCGAACGCGCTGGGCGCGGGGAACATCTCCACTGGCGTAAGCGAGGACGCCGATGGCAAGCAGATCGTATGGGCCGAGATCACCTGGTCCGAGGTCACGGATAGCGACCTGGACCACTACGAGCTGCAGCTGAGCACGCAGGCGGATTTCAGCAGCGATGTGACTACGCGCACGCATCCGGCGGGCGGGGACCGATCCGAGCGGTTCGCGGGGCTGCTGGGGAACACGACGTACTATGTCCGCGTGCGGGCCACCGATTGGGTAGGCAACGACAGCGACTGGGACTATGGCGGCGGCTCGGCGCACTCCTTCACCTCGGCGAAGGATAACAGCGCACCTAGCGACCCCACTGGCGTGAGCGCGGTGGCGACGCCGGTGAGCGTGCATCTCTCCTGGGATGCCAACAGCGAGGGCGACCTGGCACACTATGAGATACAGCGCAAGCCGAATGGCGGCGCCTACTCTGACCTGGCGACGTGCAGTCTGAATTTCTTCGTCGACAACACGGTGACTATCGGCACGAGCTATTGGTACCGCGTGCGGGCCGTAGATACCAGCGGCAACAGCAGCAATTGGGTAGAGATTGCCAGCTCGGTAAGCGCAGATCAGATTCAATCCGGCGATCTGAGCGATGGCGCGGTGTTGACGGACAAGCTGGCCGATAATGCCGTGGAACTGGCAAAGATCGCCGAGGGGGCGGTGGACACTGATAAATTGGCGGATAATGCAGTGGAAACTGCCAAGCTCGCCAGTGGAGCGGTGGATACTGATAGCTTGGCGAATCTGGCGGTCGAGCTGGGCAAAATCGCCGATGGGGCGGTGGACACTGATAAATTGGCGGCCAATGCGGTGACAGCGGCGAAGATTTTTGCTGGCACCATCACGGCCAACGAGATCGCCAGCGATACCATCACGGCGAATGAGATAGCCGCTTCCACCATCACGGCCTCGGAGATCGCGGCGGGCGCGGTGACGGCGACGGAGATCGCGGCGGGGGCGATTGATACGGATGAGCTGGCGGCCAATGCGGTGACGACGGCGAAAATCAATGCGGGCGCGGTGACGGCGACGGAGATCGCGGCGGGCACCATCACGGCCAACGAGATAGCCAGCGACACCATCACCGCCAATGAGATCGCGGCTTCCACTATCACGGCCAGCCAAATCGCGGCCAACACCATTGGCGCGGGCCAGATCGCGGCTGATACAATCACCGCCAGCGAGATCGCGGCCTCCACTATCACGGCGACGGAGATGAGCGTGAGCCAGCTCTCGGCTATCGCTGCTGACCTGGGTACCATCACGGCTGGCACGGTGACCGGGGCGACGATCCGCACGGCGGCCAGCGGCGCGCGGGTGGTGCAGGATAGTACGGATGGCATCCGCGTGTTCAACGCCAGCGACGTGCTCACGGCACAATTCGACGTGGATGGGTCGGGGCAGATCGGCAGTAGCTCGTACGAGCCGATCACGTGGAACGCGGCGGGGGAGATCGACAAGATCAAGGCGAATCAGATCGATCTGGGGGATGCGGGGATTTTCAGCGAGGCCGATGGCCTGCTGCTCCTCGGCCCGAACTGCCCGATCACGGAGACGAGCTGGACGAGCCTGCGCGGGCAGGAGGCGACGATCAGCGGGGCGTTCCACACCGTGGCGGGGCCGTGGGCGGGGAGTCGGGCTGTGGTGGTGGAAGGGGCCACAACGAATGAAATAAATAATCCTGTGTTTGAAAACAACGTAACGGATGGGTGGGCGACAGTAGGAGGCAGCGCTGCTCGCGACACGAATTATGCAGTATTCGGATCTGCTTCCTGTAAACTGACGGGAACAGCAACACATCGTTCTAATGAGTTTTCGCTGGCGAACGGCGAAGCTGTGACAGTATCTGCATACTATCGCGGCGCGAATGGTATGGTCTTTATACGAGACACGACCAATAATGTATATCGGGGAAGTTTCTCATTTTCTGATAGTGATAGATGGCGGCGTGGGAGCGCGGCGTGGACGAACAATACGGGGGGCGCAGTAGATATTCAAATCAGATTATATACGATAGACTCCGGAGATGATGTATGGTTTGATGGTGTGCAAATGGAGGTGTCGAATGCGCTATCTAGCGTGTGCTATGGTGATTTAACATGGTGCTCGTGGAGTGGTGCGGGGCATAACAGTAGTAGTTCGCGCACCGACACTGCGTTTACCATGGACGACCTCGTTGGAGTAATATCCGATAATAACGCACTCACAATCCACGTGATGTTCCAGGTGGCCTATGATGCAGATGGAGCATGGCCCCAATCAGGACACAACTACATCTACGATATCCGTGGTGGTGATTCCAGTAATCGTTTGATTCTAATTTATGATAGCAGCGCCAATAAATTCGAGGGGCATATTAACGGGAATAGACTGCTGATTTCTGCGGAGCAATCTTTCGAGGCTGGGGATTGGATTCAAATCGATATTACGCTCGATTTCTCTGGTAATGCGTGGAAGATGTATATTCAGGGGGCGATAGAGGATAGTGATGCAACCAGTAGAATCGCCCCAACTCTATCCTCATTTGATTGTGGCCGGGCATATATATCGACACTTTACAGTAACATCGCCGTGGCGCAGCTTGCCGTTTTTGACTCCATTCTCACCGCCGAGCAGGTGGCGGCGCTGTACCACAGCAACCGCCCGCTGGCGGACGCTGGCGCATTCGACACGCCGGGAATCTACATCCTGGATGGGCAATTCTCGCTGGCGACGGCGACCAGCGGGGCGCGGACGCAGATCGATGTGAGCGGATGGCGGGCGTGGAACAGCTCAGGCAACGCGGCGTTTGCTCTGGCGCTTGAGGATGGGTTATCCTGGGATGGCGGCACGCTGGATCAGAATGATGTGCAGATCGGGCGCCAGGCCGACAATTACCTGCTATGGGATGAGTCGGCGGGGACATTGGAGATGAAGGGCAGTATCACGCTCACGAATACTATCACGAGCGGGGATATATCGGATGTGGCAAGCGGGGCGGATGTGACGGCGGATAATCCGCAGGGCAGCGACTGGCTGACGGATGTGTCCGACGGGACATATGCAATGGTGCTGTCCACGGAGATAAGCTCGGGCCACATCAAGCTTACCTCGGATTTGGTGGCGGACGGGGAGTGGTACGACTACAGCGGCGTGGAGATTGACGCTATTAATGGCATCAATATCTACGGCACTGACGCGGCTTTCACCACTCGCGCCACCAAGGGCGGGACAATCCAATGCAAGGTGGATTCTGATGGCGCTATCGTCGCGGGCGCCGGGGCGATCAAATTGAATGCGACGCGCCAGACCATCACGAGCAGCGGGGATTCAGGCAACTACATCCGCTGGGTGAACGAGGACGTGACGAGCTACGGTGATATGTTTGCCTTCGCGAATTTGCAGGAGACGGACCCGACTGCGAGCACAAATGGTGTCTTCAACGTCGGCATTCGTCACGACGCCAACAATCAGTCCAATATCAGTTTTCACCTAAATCAGATTGATTTCTTCATCCAGGATGGGGGAAATAATCGCTACGTGATGCAATGCACGTACGATTATTTGCGACTACAGTCGGTGCCATTCCGGCCCGGCACTGGCAGCAGTGATCCGACGGCGAGCATCAGCGACGGGATGATATTCTATCGCACCGACACAGACAAGATGCGGCTGCGGGCTGCCAGCGCGTGGAGGAATTTGGCGACCGAGGCCTACGCCGATGGCGTGGATCACGGCGGGTTGGGCGGGCTGGGCGACGACGATCACTCGCAGTACCACAATGATTCCCGTGCCAACACCTGGCACGGGAATTTATCCGGGGCGCACGTCACCAACGGCGACTCCCACGACCACAGCGACGGTGACGGAGGCACCATTGATCACGGGGCTTTGAGTGGCAAGGGAGACGACGATCACAGCCAGTACCACAATGATTCGCGGGCCAATACCTGGCACTCGGGTCTTTCCGGCAGCCACGTTACTAATGGCAATAGTCACAACCACAATGGCGGTGACGGAGGCACCATTGACCACGGGGCTTTGAGTGGCAAGGGCGACGACGATCACTCGCAGTATTTTTTGGCATCGGGTGGCCGAGCGATGTCGGGGGATATTGATCTTAATGGTAATGTGATAAAAAATGTGGATAAAGTTCGCCTGGATGATGTAGGCTCGTCGCATCCGAGCGATCCGTCGGATGGCGTGTTTTTGTACCACATCGCGACCGCGGGCGGGGACAATAGCGTGTATGTGATGTGGGGCGATGGCAAGAAATTGAAAATCGCGGATTATGACGATGCGTCGTAATGATGTGGATAGAGTAGTACGGGGCCTTGCGGCAAGCGAGCTGGTGGAAGATGATTCGCTGTGGATGCCGAGACAAAAAAAGGTATACGCCCGTAGAATTTTGCCGCGGGCGTTGTGGTGGGGTGTTTTGATTGCGTTCACCACGGCGATGTTGGTGGGGCCGTGGGTGAGGTTGATAATGGGGTTTGGAAGATGAGAAACCAGGTTTTTCAGAAAAACCTGGTTTCTTTCCCCGAGCTATTGAGATGATACATTAGGAGGAATATGACCTGGACGTTGACGACGTGGGAGAGAGAACGATTGCAGCAATTGATCGCGCAGTTGCAGGGGACTAACCTCGCGACCGTGCGCAAGGGAATGAGGGCACTGGATGCGCTGGAGCTGACAGACGAGGAGAAGGATCTCGTCGGGTACCAGCAGACCTCGCGAGGTGTGCAGTGGCGTGATACTGATCACGAATTCGAGGTCGAGATCGCCGACCGCGAGGCCGCGCACCTGGTGGCGCGCGTCCTGGAGGACCACGTGCGCCAAAAAAACAAGGGCGAGGATTGGTCAATGGGCGATATGATGTTGTTGGCGCTGTGCGAAAAGCTGGGCGTGGATCCGGCGGCGGGCATAGAGGGCGAGACTACAGACGCCAGTTAGCGACCGGCGAGGCGCGCTTGTGGGCCTCGTCCAGGTCGACCTGGGCGATAGCCACGTAGCGCTTGACCATCTTCAGCGATGCGTGGCCCAGGAACTGCTGCAGCTCCAGGGTCTTGCCACCGTTCCTTAAAAAGTTAATAGCGAAGGTATGCCGGAAGCGATGCGGGTAGGCCTCGATGCCGCAGCGCTCGCCGAGGCGATGTATGAGATGATAGCAAGCGTCCGTGGTCAGCGGGCGCTTGTGGCCTTTTGAGGAGAGAAAGAGGTGATCGTCGGGCCGCGCATCGTCGCGCTCAAGGAGATATTCCCACACGGCCTTCATCGTGCGGTGGGAGATGCGCAGTACGCGTTCCTTGCTGCCCTTCCCGACCACCTTGGTGCTCAGGTTGCGGCGGTCGACCTGGCCGACGAGCAGGCCGGGCTTATCGAGGCGCGGGCTGTAGCAGATCTCGCCGTTGCGTGCGCCGGTATCAAGAAAGATGAGGATCAGCGCGCGGTCGCGGGCGGCGGTGGGGCGGCGGTTGCGGCAAGGGGATTTGCCGGGGCGGTCGTACTCGTCGGTGTAATCGCAGGCCTCCAGGAGCGCCTGCACGTCGTCGCGAGAGAAAGGCTCGATGGCGGGCGGATCGGGCCGTTTGACGTTGACGGCTCGCACAATGTGATCGTCGGCGTAGCCCTCGGCCGTGGCCCAGGTCCACAGTGCGGAGAGCGCGGTGTGGATATTGAGGATGGATTTCTGCGAGAGCTCGACCGGCTGGCGTGGCGCAGCGCCGCCGTGGGGTGCGCGAGAGTTGCCCAGCCAATCCAGAAAGCGGCGAATCTCGTCGGCGTCGATTCCCGCGATGCGCGGATCCGCGCCGTCGAGCCAGCGCCGGAAGTGGTTGAACGAATTGATGTAATCGCCGATGGTGCGCGGCGATAGCTGCCGCGCGCGGGCGTCGAGGAGATAGCCCTCGACGGCCTGCTCGAAGGTGATGCCTGTGTTCATCCGTATGGCCTCCGGTAGGTTAGAACGTATGTTCTAAAGCGCCGCGAGGGTGTAGAGGGCGCTTTTCGGTACATCGTTAGGTCGCGGGTGAGCGAGCGTGCCAACGATAATCTACCGGCGATGGTACGGATGGCTTGCGGCGGTGTCCGTAAGACCGTAAGCTCCTCGGGAAGGATTTGAACCTTCAGCCTACCGGTTAACAGCCCGCCGTCGATGGCGGTTTACCGGCGGGCGGACGGATGGGGCAGGGAGGACGCCTTACGGTCGCGGGTAGAGCATCAAAAATGGCAGCCGTTAGGATGGGGGTCACTCCAGCTCGTCCAGCTCTGTCCCGCACTGCTCACAAAGCTCAATCTTCTCCGACATCATAGCTTTCCTGCTGCTCGTGCAGCGTTTTGGCGATGGCGACGAGCCGGTCGCGGTCACTCTGGTCAAGCGCCTCGTAGTAGTCGTCGAGCTCTTCCTTCTGTTCGCTGATGATGCGCGGGCGGGCTGGTAAATATCCGGCCTTGCGGAAGACACGCTCGGGTGGAATATCCAGGGCACGCGAGATACCTAAGCAGAAATCTAAACCAGGAAAGCTCTTCCTCGTAACCACTTGGCTTATTACAGCCGATGATAAATCAGCGCGGCGAGATAATTCCCTGAATGACCAGCCGCGCTCTTCCACTCTATCCGTTAACCATTCTGAAAATTCAATGTTTGACATATCTAGCATAATTATAATCCTAATTTCTATAGTCTTGGTGAGCAAAATGATAGATACACTTGACAACGGTTGCAACATATGTTATACTAATCTCGGTGAGCATAATGATAGTCCAAGTTATCACTGGAGGTAAAGTAATGGCTAAAAACAAGCACTTGGAAGAAGCGGAAGAATGGTTGGACGCGGCGCAGAGAATCCGCGATTGCATTGCCGATGGTACAGAACTAGGCGATGAAAGCGATCTGCGAGCAGTTGACGAGCGGCTGGAGTACGCTCGCATCGAGGCAATGATAGCCATTGCCGAGGAATTGCAAATATTTAACGGTTTTATGATGTCGATTAATAGGCATTTTGAGAGGGGATTATGAACAAGAAAACTGAGTACGTCACGAACGGCATTTCAATGCTCCCGAAGGATTGGGAGATTGTGGACGAGGTGGCGAAAAAGCACGGCAATGGGCGCAGTTCGGCGATGCGCCTGATCGTGCGCAATCATCCCGTCGCGGAGCGGATGATGGCGCTGGGCCAGGCGTATCTGCTCGATCTGGTGACCGCGGAGGAGGCGCTGGAGCGGTTGACCGAGGTCGTGATGCATCTCCCGTTGCCCATCTCCATCACGGAAAAGGGCCAGGAGATGCTCAGGCGCTCGTAGCATCTTGACCGGGTGGGCCGCGGGGCTGCGCGGCGGTGAAGTGTGACGGCGAGGCGCCAGGTGTCGCCTCGATGGGTGAGCGCCAGGGGCTGCGGTCACTGCTGATGGTCCCCAGGGGTTCGACT